CAGCATATGCTGGTTCAACTGGAACTGTTCTTGCTGCTAATGCTATTCGCAGAACTCCTCCAAAAGAAGTTGCTACTCTTCTTCTTGACGAGAATGGTCAACTAGCACACTTCCCAACAGGAACAAATCTTATCTTCATTGATGACACCGAAGCTGCTCTAGATGAGAATAAGATTCGTGGTCTTAAGTGGCCAGGTTGGTGGGCATATAGAACCTATACTGATGGTGATGGCAATACTCGCCATAAGGCAGAGTGCCTAGCATTCGCTAATCAGACTGCCGCTAACGCTGGTGACTATGGCACCGCTCAGGGTGGAACAGAAGATAATCCTGCTGCTGATGTAGTATCTGCAGTTACTATCACTGGTCAACCTGCTGCTGTAACTGGTGCTGCTACTCCTTACACTGGAACATTCACAGTTACAACTTCGACAACTGGCACACCTGGAACTCTTCTATATCAGTGGCAGTATCAAACTGCTACGCAGACAACCAAGTGGACTAATGTTACCAACACTGGTGTATACACTGGTGCTACAACTGATACTCTCACACTTACTGCTGCTGCTAAGGCAACCTATGATGGTTATAAGTATCGCGTGAAGATTACATCTGCTGGTGGAACTGAGGAAGTCATTTCCAACTCTGCTTCTATTACCTATGCATGATGATGTATGATTTTTAATGAGTTGACACCAGACAACTGGTTGTTGTTTGCAATCAAAAACTACAACAACCCGTTGTCTGTTACATATGATGACTTTGAAGAAGACCTTCAAAAGTTCAAATATATTAAAAGATTATTGAGACGCTATGATACTACTGGTGAGTTGAAACATCATTTGATTCTCAATCATATCATAACACTATATAATGTATTCAATGACGCAGCAACGCTGCTTCTATTCTATAAAATAGAATCGCAATACTGGTCAATCTTAAAAGCATACATGTTGTTTTTAGATAGATTGCCAGAGAATGTAGATACAACAGATGTAGACGAACAATGTCTGAAACTTCTAAAACTACTGTGAATGAAATGATGGCAGGTGATGGATCGTCACTAGCACTTCCTCCTGCCTTTGTCTTTGTTAACACAGCAAAGAAAAAGAAAAACTTGAAAAAGACCAAAGATGAAAAGATTGATGGTCGCAAGAAGAGTGCTAAAAAACTAATCCAACGTGTAATGTCTAGGAGGAAAACTAAAATGTCTGAAGAGAATATGGAAAATATTTCGGAGGCAACATCCGAAACTGAAAAGGCGCAGAAGCAAATTAAAGCTTCTAAGCAGATGAGAGCGAAGAGAGAACTTCAATCAAAGCGCACTGCTGCTAAGCAACAAGCACAAGATAAGTCGGATGAAATGAATACTTTGCTTCGTGCTCGCATGGCAGATTTTAAAAAGAAGTCAGCACAGAAGCAACAGAAAGCTTCAAAACAAATTATGAAAAAAGAGGAAGTGGAAATGATTTCTCAACCAAGAACTGGTTCAGCAGGTGGTGTAGATGTATTTACCACTGCTCTTAAAGTTGCTGAAGAAGGAACTGGATGGGGTAGAGATCCTGAAACATCATTTGCAAATCTTGTATTCAATGATGGCACTTCTGGTAGAATCGGTGTCTTTGATGCAAAGAGAATCCTTGCTGCATACGAAAGTCTATCACCAGAGAACAGAGATAAGTTCCGTGTCATGCTAAACATGAGTGCTTCATCTTATCAGAAAGCACTTGACTTTGCTGTAAGAAACGTCTGATAAGGAGTGTCATGCCGTTTGGGAAAGACCTTTCAGTATTAGAAGCGAAGTTTCAAATATATGAAGATCTCTCCAAAGAGATGCTTGACAAGCTTGAAAGAGCGGTTGATAAGATAAGTGAGAGCAATCAAAATGTTGCTCTCATTTTAGAACGACATGAAAATAGATTAGATCAAGTAGATAGATCAGAAGCAGCAATCTTGGAACTTATTAAAGGTATCAATGCTAAGCTAGAAAAACTTGAAAGAAAAGTAGAAGACCTTTCTAAGTTTCGTTGGATTACTATGGGAGTTGCTACTGCTGCTACTGTGGTAATTGGATCAGCGGCATTCTTCGGTAACCTCTTGACACTAGGAAAAACGGATGCTACTATGGGAGGAGCGACCACACAACTTACAAAATGAATTATATTGACACCAAGTATATTGGTTTGGTCTCTTCACAACTCCTTAAGTTTACTGAGAAAAAGAAAGGCACCTACAACTTTCGTTGCCCATATTGTGGCGACTCAGAGAAGAAGCAGAATAAAGCACGGGGGTATCTCTTTTCTATGAGAGATAGTCAAACCATTTGTCACTAAACCAGTGTTCAAGAAGAATATTTTTAGTGAACTGTTAAATATCGATTCCCTAAATACTACACACCCAGCAAAGCAATATCTGCTCGACCGAAAGATACCAGAGAAATACTTCTCAAACTTCTATTACGCAGAAGACTTCAACGCTTGGGAAAAGAACGATAATAAAATTAAAGAACCTAGAATTATACTCCCACTAATCTCGGAAGATGGAAATGTATTCGGATATCAAGCAAGGTCTCTTAACAAGAATGCAAGCCTTCGCTATATCACTACCATCTTGGATAAGCAATATCCTAAACTATTTGGACTTGATCGTATAGACAAAAATGAAAATATCTACATTACGGAAGGACCGTTTGACTCCCTCTTCATATCTAACTCGCTTGCTATGTGTGGAGCTGATGTTAATCTTGGTGACTGGGGGATTAACGATCCTACTTGGATATACGATAACGAACCAAGAAACAAACAAATCGTCGAGCGTATTAACAAAACCATACAGCACGGAAATAAGATAGTTATCTGGCCAGATAGTGTCAAAGAAAAAGATATCAATGATATGTTTCTGGCTGGTCATAACGTGCAATCTATGGTAGAATGTAATACCTATTCTGGTTTAGAAGCACAAGTAAAATTTAACCTCTGGAAGAAAATATGAGCAACGGTATCAAAGTTAAAAAGCGTGACGGATCTACAGAATCTCTTAACCTTGATAAGATTCACACGATGGTAGAATGTGCCTGTGGTAGTCTTGCAGGAGTATCGCCATCTCAAGTAGAAATTCAATCTGGTATTCAATTCTATGATGGCATTACCACAAACGAAATTCAAGAAATTCTTATCAGGTCGGCTAGTGACCTCATCGATCTTGACGCTCCAAATTATCAGTATGTTGCTGCTCGTCTCCTTTTGTTCGGTTTATATAAGCAAGTCTTTGGAGCTGATTGGAAGCACGGGTTCCCATCTGTAGGAGAGCATTTGACCAAAGGCATTCTTAAAGGTATTTACGATAAGGAGCTTGCTGGTAAATATACTGACGAAGAGTGGGATAAGATTAATAGTTTTATTGACCACGATCGTGACTATCTTTTCACCTATGCTGGTCTTCGCCAGGTGGTAGATAAATATCTGGTGCAGGATAGAAGCAGTGGAAGTGTTTTTGAGACTCCCCAGTATGCTTATATGTTGGTTGCTGCCACTATCTTTGCAGAGTATCCCCAAGTAAATCGTCTATCTTATGTCAAGCGATACTACGACGCAATCAGCAAGCACAAAATCAACGTTCCCACACCTATCTTGGCAGGGGTTAGAACTCCACTTCGACAATTTGCGAGCTGTGTTCTTGTTGATAGTGATGACACCCTCGATAGCATCTTTAGCAGTGACATGGCTATTGGTCGTTATGTTGCTCAACGCGCAGGAATCGGCATCAACGCAGGTCGCATCCGTGCTCTCAACAGTAAGATCAGAGGGGGAGAAGTATCGCATACTGGGGTTATACCGTTTCTCAAAAAGTTTGAAGCGACTGTCAGATGTTGTACGCAGAATGGCATACGAGGTGGATCCGCGACAGTACACTTCCCAATCTGGCACAAAGAAATAGAAGATATCATTGTATTGAAAAATAATAAAGGAACCGAAGATAACCGTGTTCGTAAGTTAGACTACAGCATTCAAATCAGCAAACTGTTCTATGAGCGATTCATCCGTAACGAAGACATCTCTCTCTTCTCACCACATGACGTGCCTGGTCTTTCAGATGCTTTTGGGCTTCCTGGTTTTGACGAGTTGTATGGCGTTTACGAACGAGATGCTTCTATTCCAAGAAAAACTATTGGCGCTCAAGAACTATTTCTTTCACTCCTAAAAGAGAGAGCAGAGACTGGTCGTATCTATATTATGAATATCGACCACTGCAATGAGCACTCTTCTTTCAAAGATAAGGTTTGGATGAGTAACCTCTGCCAAGAGATTACCCTACCAACCAATCCTCTACAGCACATTGATGATATCAATGGTGAGATTGCTCTGTGTATTCTCTCTGCTGTCAACGTAGGTAAGATTAAGCATCTCGATGACTTAGAAGAACTCTGTGACCTATCTGTAAGGGCGCTGGATGAGTTGATTGATTACCAAGAGTATCCCGTGGTTGCTGCTGAAGCATCCACCCGTAATCGCCGTTCACTGGGTATTGGTTACATCGGTCTTGCTCACTGGTTAGCTCGTCATCAAGTTAAGTATTCTGATGATTCTGCTGCTCATCTGGTGCATAATCTTACTGAAGCATTTCAGTACTATTTACTGAAGGCTTCTAATCAACTTGCTATTGAGAAAGGTAAATGTGGTTACTTTAGTCGCACTAAGTATGCAGATGGAATTCTTCCAATCGATACATATAAAAAAGATGTAGACGAAATCGTTCCACATAATCTCCACTATGATTGGGAAAATCTTAGACAATCCATCTTGGCACACGGTCTCAGGAACTCAACACTGTCCGCACAAATGCCTTCAGAGAGCAGTTCCGTTGTGTCAAACGAGACAAATGGAATCGAACCTCCCCGTGCCTTCCTGTCCGTTAAGAAGTCGAAGAAAGGTGTTCTTAAGCAGATTGTTCCCCAGTATCAATCTCTTAAAAACTACTATACACTTCTTTGGGATATGCCTGGGAATACTGGTTATATTAATATTGTTGCAGTTATGCAGAAGTTCTTCGATCAAGCGATTTCTGGAAACTGGTCGTATAATCCAGAGCATTACGAAGATGCTGAAGTTCCTGTTAGTGTGATGGCACAAGATCTTCTCAACACATATAAGTATGGTTGGAAGACATCTTACTATCAGAATACATATGATATCAAGAAGGAGGAAGACGACGAAGAGAAAAAGAAATCAGTGGAAAGTTTACTTAATTCAATTCTAGAAGGAGCACAAGAGGAGGAAGACTGTGACAGTTGCAAAATTTAAACTAACCGAGACCACCCCATCAGTTGAAGGGATGACTGTTTTTAATACAAAACATGTAGATGTAAAGAAGCAACCGATGTTTTTCGGTGCTCCTCTTGGAATTCAAAGGTATGATACCTACAAGTATCCTATCTTTGATAAGCTAACTCAACAGCAACTTGGATACTTTTGGAGACCTGAAGAGGTTTCTCTTCAGAAGGATCGTGCTGACTATGCTACTCTTCGCCCAGAACAAAAGCATATCTATACTTCCAATCTAAAGTATCAGATTATGCTTGACTCTGTTCAGGGTCGCGGACCTGGCATGGCATTTATTCCCTACTGCTCTCTCCCAGAACTAGAGTCAGCAATGACTATCTGGGAAACAATGGAGATGATTCATTCTCGTTCGTATACATATATTATAAAGAATATCTATTCTGATCCATCTGAAGTATTTGATACTATTCTTGATGATCAGAATATCCTTGAAAGGGCGAAGAGTGTAACTGAAGCATATGATGACTTCATTCGTGCGGCACAAGATTACTCATCTGGTAATCAGTGGCAACATCAACTAGAAGGTGTGCCAGCTGCCAAAGAAACTCTCTATGATTTAAAGCGTAAACTCTATCGCGCTGTAGTTAACGTAAACATTTTAGAGGGAATTAGGTTCTATGTTTCGTTTGCATGTTCGTTCGCTTTTGGCGAACTTAAACTTATGGAGGGATCCGCTAAAATTATCTCTCTCATCGCAAGAGACGAAAGCCAGCATCTTGTTCTTACACAGAACATTATCAAGAACTGGCTTAATGGGGATGACCCAGACATGCTTCAGATTGCTAAAGAAGAAGAAGCATGGACAGTAGAACAGTTTAAAAAGACTGTTGATGAAGAGAAAGCATGGGCGCAGTATCTATTCAAGGATGGCAGCATCATTGGATTGAATGATAAGTTGCTCAACTCTTACGTTGAGTATATTGCCAACCGTCGTATGCGAGCAATTGGTTTGAAGCCTGTGTTTGATACTCCTATGTCAAACAATCCACTGCCATGGACTCAGCACTGGTTATCATCTAAGGGTCTACAAGTTGCCCCACAAGAAACAGAGGTTGAGAGTTATGTCATTGGCGGTATTAAACAGGATGTTAAGAAAGATACTTTCGCTGGTTTTAAACTGTGAGAAAAAGAGAGATAGAAAAACTAGAGAAACTTCTAAAGGAAGGTCCGAAGAGTCTATCACAAGCGTGGATACTCGCAGCACTCAAAAGAAAATTCCAGACCCCTGGTTTAACTGAATAGATAAATACCTCCATCATGGAGGTTTTTTATTATGAATCCAAGTTCAGCAAAAGCGAAAGGTCGCCGTCTGCAACAATGGGTAAGAGATAAACTTATTGAGATGCTTGAGGTTCACCCAGAAGATATAGAATCTCGTAGCATGGGTGCTGGCGGCGAAGACCTTATCATGGCTCGTGCTGCTAGGTTAAAGTTTCCTCATAGCATCGAGTGCAAAAACGTGGAGAAGCTAAATATATGGGATGCCTATGAGCAGGCATCTGTCAACTCTGGTGACTATGAACCTCTCGTTGTAATTAAAAAGAATGGAAAGAAACCACTAGCAGTGGTAGACGCAGAGTATTTCATTAGTTTATTCGGAGAGAAAAATGACTCTAGATCTTCATAACTTTTTTAAATTTTATGATGATGGTAATGCGAATCACGTTGCAGCAGTTCAATGGTTAGAAGATAACCTACCTGCTCAATTTTTAGACGATTCGGAGACTGACTGGATTGGTATCTTTAGAACTAAACCACCAACTCCAGCAGTGCTCGATGTTCCATACTTTAATCAAGTAGATAACTACAGAGATGCACATAGAACCTGTAACAGTTCATCGTGCGCTATGTGCCTTGCTTTCCTCAAGCCAGGAAGCATCAAAGGCGATGATGAATACGTTAAGAAAGTATTTGCGATTGGTGACACGACTGACCATGCGGTTCAGACAAAGGTTCTCGCAGGTTATGGTGTTAAGTCACACTTTAGCTATAATCTTTCTTTTGCTGACATTGATAAAAGCCTTGATAGAGGTAAACCAGTTGTTATTGGTATTCTCCACAGGGGTTCTTTATCTGCTCCTACTGGCGGGCACATGTGTGTAGTTATTGGTAAGACACCAGACGGCAAAGGATATTATGTTAATGATCCATATGGTTCACTCAACGATAACTATACTGGTCCTGTAACGAATGGTAAGAAGACCATTTATACCAAAGCAGTTCTCAAGCATCGCTGGTGCTCAGGTGGCAACGATGGTTGGGGTCGTATTTTTGACTGATAATAAGGAGAACAATAATGGCTAGAATCGATTTACACAACTTCTTCAAGTTTTACGACGAGAAGAACCCTAACCATGTAAAAGCAGTTCAATGGTTAGAAGACAATTTACCAGTTAAATATCTAGAAGATAATATTGATTGGGCGGAGATTTATAGAGGAAAAAAGGGTAGTGCTGCAGCTCCTGCTGCTGCAGCTTCTGCTCCTGTAGCAGGTGGTGATGATGTTCCACAAATGGGCATCAAATTAGTAAAAGAGTTTGAAGGATGTAGATTAAATGCTTACCCTGATCCTCTTTCTGGTGGTCTACCAATCACTATTGGTTGGGGTTCCACTAGAGATAAGAATGGCAAACCATTTCAGATGGGCGATAGTATCACTCAAGCAGAAGCAGATGAGCTACTGATTGAAGAAGCAAAACATCACTTCCTTCCTGCACTTCGTAAGATTCCACACTGGAATGAAATGTCAGATGGCAAAAGAGGTGCTCTACTTTCTTTCGCCTATAATCTTGGCGCTGGTTTTTATGGTGGTGATAATTTTAATACTATTACTCGTGTTCTAAAAAATAAAGAATGGGATAAGGTGCCCGATGCGCTTTACCTCTACAGAAATCCTGGTTCAAATGTAGAAGCAGGATTAGCACGTAGAAGAAAAGCAGAAGGTGAGGCTTGGAAAAAAGGTTAATCACATTCAACAGGAACAATGGCAGAACCACAGAAAAAGGAAAAATGTATGAGCACTATTGTTAGAATTACTGTATTGAGTTGGAGTGCTGCTCTACTTACTGCATCATATGCTGGTCTACTCGCTAAGATGGATCCAACATTCATTGCTACAGTATTTACAGCTGCTGCTGCAACCTTTGGGGTAGACACTCTAAAGAAAGGAGATGACAAAGATGGAGATCAACCTCGTAGAGCCCCTGAGATCACCTCAGTTGAACCAACTCCAGAACCAGAACCTCCAGCAGAACTCGTTGCCGACTCTTCAGCGACCGCAGGTTGCCCAAACTGTGATTCAGGGGATACCCCAGACTACAGTAGAGCAGCTGCCCGCCCCGAAGTTTGAGGCTCCTCCTATAACACAAGGTCTGGCACTTCCTGTTTTCAGGATGCCAGACCCTTCAATAAAATATCCTGTGATCAATGTTCCGACGCAGGAAGAGTTTGATGCGGCTGTAAAAGCAGAAAGAGAAAAAAATCAACCACAAGAACAAGAAAAGAGTAGAGGATTACCTGACGCTAAACCAGTTGAGATGCCACCAGCGATTCAACAGGTAACACCTATAGAAACAAAAGCAGAGATACCAGCAGACAAACCTAGCGTTACTATTGCTGGATTGAATATAGACTTACCAGACCCCTCTCTCGTCGCCACGGCTGGTGCTGTGGCAGTTGTGACGACTGCTGCTACCATGGCATCTACGGCAGTTCTCAACGTGCTTAAGAATGCTGCTGAACCTATGATACGAGAGGCAACAAAGAATAAGTTTAAAATTAAAATTAAACAAGTCAAACCAGTTCTACATTATGTCATGTCAGAAGGAGGGCATGTTGATATATTTGAATACTCATCAGAAGGAACTCGTTTGGTAGCACAGACAGATAACGTAGAGCAGTATATTCGTGATCAAATAGATACGAATACCCTTTACGAAATAGAGAACAAAGTTATTATTGATGATGTGATGAGTGATAAGTTCACAAAAGAAGGCAGGGAAAGATTCAAAGGTCTCTTTGCCCCACCTAAAAAGATTGCTAAAAAATTATCTGCTCGCCTTTCTTTTTGATTCTAGTAAAGCAAAATCTTTTTGTTTTGTGCCACCATCATATTCCCAAGCATATCCTTCAGCAATCATTTGATTATTGATAGATGTTGCTTCTCCATTGATATACAGATGACCGATGATACGACCATACTTTTCGGTGCTATCAGGTAGTTCTGTTTTGATAATGATATCTTTGGCAAACTCTAATCTATCTTTGAGCCATGCTTTAACTTCAAGACCAAGTTTCTTTTCATACGCATCAGTTGTTCTGCTCTCTGGGGTATCGATACCAGCAAGACGAATTCGCTTAGTAAGGGAGATATCAAAACCGAGATCAATATCAGCGTCAATAGTGTCGCCATCTACTACCTTGTGAACTGAACGTATTCTATAAATGTAAGGATCTTTGTCTGCCATTAGAAAGGAAACTTAATACTTCCTGTATTTAGTTTAGGAATAGGTAGTTTCTCAAATGCCTTGTTGACCTGCTTCTCTACGACAGCACCAACAAATTTTTCAGGATTATCGAGAATCTTTTGTGCTTTTTGATAAGTAATGAAAGCACCGACTCCAATAGCAACACTGAATCCTAGACTTGTGATTGATAATGCTAGTGATAAGTATTTCATTCTGATACCTCTATTGCTGTAATGGCATCTACATACACGCCAGTTCTATCTGACTTTGTTACTGCTTCGTCTGCAGTTTCAAATCTCATTGCTTTTGAAATGTCTCCTGTCCACTTAGGAGAGTCATTTTCATTGTCTTGGAAGTAAAGACAATCTCCACCAAAGACTTCTCTTGCTGCTATGTATTTCATTCGTTCCACCATCCTTCTTCTTTATGTATAAAAACTTTCAAATCTTTTACATACTTTCTTAATATTTGTGCTTGTTCTTCATGCCACATATCACCTGTCTCCATACGAAGACGAGTGTGGTTGTCTATGGCTTTGAGTATTTGGTGGATTGGAGCATTCCAGCATTCCCTCTTAGGGGTGTTCCATTCTCTTGGCATGGGATAACAAGTGAGTTTATATCATTATAACGAAGATATTCAAGTTGACATTGCCCAGGGCTAATCTCAACATAACCAACAATCATAAAAGCAATAAATTCCATCATTTCTTTTTGCCACCGTTCTTTGCTTTCTTCGCTGTAGCATTACCAGAGTTCTGCTTGGCATTAGCAGACTTGCCTTTTTTATTTTTTGGCTTGCCCATTGTTCTGAGGAGCAGGTAACATATTATTTATCTGTGGATACTTCACAACTACATCTGAACATATCTTAGCGTAAGGGCTTTGTGGGTGAAAGCTGACACCAGATTTTATTGCTTCTCCACACTTCAATAATCTTACTAATTCAAAATCTAAACGTGCTTTATCTGCCTCGGCACTTTGTCTTTCTATTTCCGTTCGTGCTCTCTCCTTACAAAGTTCCGTTAAACTTCCATCCAGAGGAAAATTAAATCCCATACTGACACCAGCATTGCCGCTATAGGATTTGAAAGTTTCTGGATCATCACTACCGTTTCCTGTTGTTAAAACAAAAGGAGCAAAACTCATAGTGGGCCCTTGACAACTAACCCCCGCTCCGTATGTATTAACAGCATACGGCCCTTGGAGAACTTGAACCGCTTGGTTTGTAACGTTTCCAGTAGCACTAGCACTAGGACCAGCAATGTTAGTATTACTAGGAGCTGTTTGAGCCAGCACAGGCGATACATACAAACCTACTGTGTAAATACAGATACCGAGTTTGTGGTGGATTGTGTTTCTGTTGTTCTGTCTATCCATGTTTCTTTTGCCACTCCAGGACCGAGATAAGTTTCTGAGAACTGGAATGGAGCACCTTGAGTCATGATACTATAGTTTGCTCCCTGTTGAGGAGTGCCAGGAATGTTTATATTAGTTCCAGTCACAGTATATGATGTGCCAGTTGTATATTCAACTTGACGAATTGTTTCTATAACTTTTGTAGTTGATTCTGTGGTTGCAGTAATAGTTCCCCTTGTGAAATTAGGAACAACCTGTTCAGCTAGGGCAGGACAAGATGACCCTAGCAGGAGCAACCCTGCTAGGATACGTCTCATTTGAATACGCTCAACTCAATGCTACGTTGTGCAGTTGCTGTAGTTCCAGCACCACCAGCAGTTACGGTAGGAACACCAGTAGGTGACAATGTACCAGCGAGAGAACCTTTGTCTCCTGCTAACTGAGTAACACTATCCCCATAAAGGTTGGGAGAAGCAATAACTCCAGCACTAACTGACTGAGTGGTGACTGGTGTATCAGCAGCATTGAAACTTTCTGAGAAAGAGAATGCTTGACCTGCTGTATTGATGTTATAAGTTCCAGCACCATTTACACCGCCAAATGATGTTGCTTGAATATTTGTTCCTGAGGCAGAATACGATGCCCCAATTCTTGTTGATTGAACCGCTGCGCCCTGTACACCCAATTGAACGGAATCAGTAATTCTTGATGTAATCTCAGCAGCACTTACAGGAGTAATAAAGAATAACGAAGAGATTAGAAGTAATCTTTTCATTGTTCTTTTGGTATTTAAAACGACCATTTCTATTTATCAAACTTGACACCCAACTAAATATGTGATATTATGTTCTGACCCGATACTTAAGTGTCGGGTTTCGCATTATGAGAAAGTGATGTGACAATTAGTGCCGTGGAAAGTGCCCTTTGAGAAAAGGGTGTACCCCCTTTCTATACGGATGTAGAGTTCTATTAAAATTAATGCAACAATTCTTTACTGTAGCCCTGCCCCTTCTGGCATCGGTTACAACCAACGTGGCAACGATGCCGATCTTTCCTCCTTTGACGACGCCTCCAGCGCCGTTTTCTGTTATTAAGGAGTTTGAAACGACAGCGACCAAAGAGGTTGCTCCTGAAAAGCCAAAAGAGAAAAGGCTAATTTGTAAAGGGTGTTCAGAACATGAACAACTTGCCTTGGATTATTTCCAAGATCAAGGAATTAAAGACAGAAACGCCCTTGCTACCATCATGGGCAATATTAAGCAAGAATCTATGTTCGTGCCTAATATTTGTGAAGGTGGTGGTAGAGTCAGTTACTCTAGTTGCTATGGTGGCTATGGTCTGATTCAATGGACATCTGCCAACCGTTATTATGGATTGGGTGATTTCGCTAAGAAGTTTGGTGGTTCTCCATCATCACTTCACACGCAACTTCGTTATTTAACGAATGAAGTTCAGTGGAAAGAAATTGAACCGCTTATGAAAACCCCTGGTAAGTCGATTTCTCGATACATGAACTATGCGTATAGTTGGATTGGTTGGGGCATTCATGGTGCCCGCACTTCGTATGCTCATGAGTATGCTAACCGACTGATTACGGTAGAAGTTTGAACAACTGAATAAATATGGGGGAGTGCTGCAGACCTCCCCTATATGCCTCAGTTTAATTTTCAATTTGGAAAAAAGAAACCAGATAAAAAACAAATTATAATAGTTAGTATTGTATTATCATCTATTATTGCAGCACTCTCACAATGCACTGGAGTATCCGAAAATGGATTATGGGATTTACTGGATGAGATTCAAAGAAAATATTTCCCACAAACTATTCTTAACGAGATTTTTATACAAGATCCTGACAAAATAGATAGAAGAATAAAACGTGATATAGATAAAGTAGTAGATGATTACTGGAAACAAACAGGATATAGAAAAGCAGAAGTATATAAACCTCGCTATATAGAAGAGGAAAACGACGAAAAGTTATGCTACAGTGATGAGTGCAAAGCACTCGCCCCTCCAATGAGACTCTGTGCTCCATGGCTTGACAACTGCCGCAAGCAGTAGTATAATACTTACATACATGTCTCAGTAGCTCAGTGGAATAGAGCAACCGCCTTCTAAGCGGTCGGTCGTTGGTTCGAATCCAACCTGAGACGCCAGGGAGATTAACTCAGCGGTAGAGTGGCTGCCTTACAAGCAGTAAGTCGTTGGTTCGAATCCGACATTTCCCATATAAGATTATGAATACATACTATATCTCTTTAATAGTGCTCTGTGCGACGATATATATTATCTGGCAGGATCCAAATGTGCCAGAATATATCAACCTCAGAATAAAACTTCTTCACATCAACTTTATTCGGTGGAGAATGGCAAGAAATATGAAGCGAGAACTTGATAGAGAAGCAAAGAAAATGCAAAAAGAAATGGCAGCGTGGTTAAAAGAAAAAAATGGCAAAGATCAGATGTAATGCTTGTGGAACTGAGTTAGAAGTATACCAAGCAAATAAAAGTAAAGCATGTGGTTGTGATAACCAAACCATGCTAAGATTAGATAGAAATGGATTGCCTATTATCACAGGTAATGATCTATCTTTGGTCACTGGTATCGAAGGTGTCAGCAAACCTAAAGAGAAAAAGCTTGACAACCCCACACCAATGGAGTATACTAAGCGCATTCCAAGAAAGATGGAGTTTGAAGTTCGCTAGGAAGATTGGCTGAGAGGTCTAAAGCAGCGGTTTGCTAAACCGCCGAAGGGGTTAACTCTTCCGATGGTTCGAATCCATCATCTTCCGTTGCCCTTAAGTGGGCATTTCGTAAACAGATTCATTAAAAAAGTATGAAACAATTTATTGCTCTTGCCGCTCTCCCTCTGATGGCAGCACCTGCTATGGCAGCTCCTTATGTAGAGTCGAAGACAACTACCGCTCTGGTTGATGGTGATTATACTGGTGCTCAAACTGAACTTCGTGTTGGTTATCAACAAGAAGTTGGAACTGGTGTAACCGTCTTTGGTGAAATCGGTCCTGGTTACGAGTGGCGTAATGGCGAAGATGGTCAAGGCGTTGCCGTTGGTGAAGTTGGTATCAACTTCCCTATTGCTAATCAACTCTCTGGTAAATTCAAAGTTGCTGGTGAGTATGGTTTCGATTCCGAAGTATTCGGTCTAGGTGGTGAACTGAAAGTTCGTTATAGCTTCTGATAAGTTATGGATCTATTAATGGGTATCTGGGAGAAGCTTCTGTTTCTCCCTTACATCATCGGCATCATGATTGTCGGTGGTCTCGTAAAACAATACGGAGTGCTTAACGAAGTATTCGTAGCACTTCGTAAAATCTTTAAGTCAAACAGACTTGTTGTTGCTGCTACCGCTTTAGCTGGTGGTGTTCTACCCATTGAAGGGCGTGTCGTTATGTCGGCACCCCTTCTGGATTCCATCGCTTCAGACAAAGCACAATCTCGTTCCAAGTTTGGCATTGTAGATTATCTTTCTACTCACCACTATTACTGGTGGTCGCCACTAGAAAAGACTGTGGTTCTTCCGATGGCAGCATTGGGTCTATCCTATACTCAACTGTTGGGATACACTCTCGTTCCTCTACTGATTACTCTTGGTTTTGCTGGAGTATTCATCTTCAAGTATGTGAAGGAAACTGATGTAGAGATTATCCAAGAGACTCGTTCCTTTAGTTGGAATCGTCTTCTGAAAGGTTGGGCACCTATTGTTGCTACGATGTGGTTCCTGGTTTGCTATGGCGACCCTGATATGCCTTACCTGTTCTCTGTTTGGTTTGGTGGTCTTGCTGCTTACTATTCATTCATCTGTAATGATTGGAAGTGGGGTCGTTATATCAATTGGAAGTTTGCTGGTCTTGCAGCACTGGTTCTTACCCTTGCTGCTATCATGGGCGAGATTAAAGAACCTGTAATGGATTACCTGAAACTGACTGCTGCTCAGGGGTCTGCTGCCCTCGTGACGGTCTCTGTGGTAGGATTCCTGGCATCGTTCGCCATGGGTTCCTCAGGTAAGTATGCTGGCATCGTCTCGCTGCTTGCCAAGGCATTTGGTCCTGGCTACTTGACATGGTTCCTCTGCGTGGAGTATGCTGGTTACATCATCTCACCGATGCACAAGTGTCTGCTGATTGGTCAGCAATACTTTGGCACTCCTATCAAAACTTATTACAAAGTTCTTGGTATGCTAATTGCTGCATTGGTTGGTTATGGAGCACTGACTCTAGTGTTCTAGGGATTGACAGATCTTAGACTCTCATATATAATATGAGGGTCACTTGGAAAGGTGGTCGAGTGGTTGAAGGCTCTAGTCTTGAAAACTAGCGATGTGAAAGCATCCGTGGGTTCGAATCCCACCCTTTCCGCTTGGTAGTCGTTATGCAGATAGCATAGAAAGACGCCAACTTCTACTACGGGTATCTTCCGTAGTGTCGTAGATAGAGGGTAAGCCTCTGTTATATCCTTGAGGTATATTACGCTTACTCCATCACGGAATGTAGCTCAGTTTGGTAGAGCACTCGCTTTGGGAGCGAGATGTCGCAGGTTCGAATCCTGTCATTCCGATTCTTCTTTTGGAGATATTAATGATTTCACAACTTGTTATTTACACCAGAGATCAATGTGAATATTGTCGCAAACTCAAGGTTATCCTTGATAGTTTTAATGTGAAGTATACACAGTATAAACTAGATG